CGGGCTTTCCCTATCGGGCTGGATTTGGGCCAGAATTCGGTCGAATTTTTGAAGCCGTAGCCATAGCGGTCCAAAAAGTGGAACGTCTGGTTATGGACTTGTTTTCTTCCTACCGTTTCACATTAACGTCCTACACGGCGGCCTCCGTGCTTAGTACCCGGAGCCGCTTCCGAGCCTGAACCAAGTAATTACTTGGGCCTACTTGGTATACTTTTCGGCCCGAATCCCTGCGGATGTACTATCGAGTGGGCCTACTTGACCCTACTTGGGGTACTTGGGCTTTTTTGGAATCTGCAGAACCGTTTTGGGGTCCACCTAAAATGGAATGGATTTCCTAAACCGGAGCGAGTAGGCCCAAGTAGGGTAAGTAGGTATATTATTATTACTCTAAATTTTAGAGAATAGTAATACAGAAAACAAGGGCTTATCACGGGGCGTACTGGGTACTTGGTTGGTTTACTTTTCCGCCCTGAGACCCAAGTAATTACTCGTTTGTGGGTCTCCACGGTTTTCTTGGGCCGATAATCCGACTTGTTTGGGCGTCTGAACTCGATGATTGATCGCACCTTTCTTCGCGGGCGCGACGCGAGCCGCTCGACCTCCGCACACTTTTTCGGGTAGACTCGCGGACGATGTTTGGGCGTGAGGCCCGGACCAACAAGAAAGGCGTGACGCCAAGTGGCATTAAACAAGACCGAACCCTACAAGCGCGACCGCATCGAGTTCACCCCGGAGCGCAAGGAACAAGTTATCAGGTATATGCGAAGCCATCCCGACTTTGGCGGCCGAAAATCGCTGTGCCTCGAAGCCGTCGGGATAACGAGCGGCCAGATGGGCTACCACCTCAAGATGGATGAAGCCTTCCGGGAAGCCTTCCATGACGCGCACCAACAATGGATAGATGAGAACTTGTACGCCTCCGCCGTCACCCGGGCCCGGGACGGCGTTGTCAAGCCGATCATGGGCGGACGGTTCAAGGACGAGAAGGTTGGTGAGATTCGGGAGTATTCGGATTCACTCACCCTCGCTCTGCTCCGCGCAGGCCGCCCGGACTTCCGGGACAAGGGACCATCGACGGACGGCGCGGAGGCTCAAGCCGGAGGAGTGATGATTGTTCCCTCGGCGCCTCCGAATATGGGCGAGTGGCAAGACCTCCTCGGCGAGGCCGCCAAAGGCCAATCCGGCCGGGACGGGGGCCAAGAATGATCACGGACGCTATCGAGGCCCGCCGGGAGCCGGTGGAGGTCTATCCGGCCCGGCTGAACTATCCGATTGCGTGGTATGAGGTGGATCAGGGCGGAGGCGAGATGGAGCTCAAGCCTTTCTACACCGACCACTCGACGCAGAAGGTCACCGAGGCGATATGGGCGCCCCAATACGGCTCCCAACACGCCTTCATGCTCGCCACCTCGGTATTCGAGGTGTTGTATGAAGGGACGCGGGGCCCGGGAAAAACGGATTGCCTCCTGATGGACTTCGTTCAACACGTCGGTAAGGGCTACGGGGCGGAGTGGCGCGGCATCCTATTCCGCCAGACCTATCCCCAGTTGTCGGACATAATCGCCAAGACCCAAAAGTGGTTTCGGCGCCTTTTCCCGACGGCGACTTACAACAAGGTGGAGCACACGTGGACCTTCGCCGACGGCGAACAACTCCTGCTCCGCCACATGAAAACGCCGGATGACTATTGGAACTACCATGGTCACGCCTATCCGTGGATTGGTTGGGAGGAACTTTGTAACTGGCCCGACAATAAGTGCTACAAGGTGATGATGTCGTGCTCGCGTTCGACGAAGGCGGGGATGCCTCGCTGTTACCGGGCGACCACGAACCCTTACGGCCCCGGCCATAACTGGGTCAAGTCCCGCTTTCGCCTCCCGCATCAGCGCGGGCGCCTGATCCTCGACTCGATGACGGACGGGGAGAAGGACCCGCCCCGGGTAGCGGTCCACGGCTCCATCTATGAAAACAAGATTCTCCTTCACGCCGACCCGGAGTACATCCCCAAGATTCGCGCCGCCGCCCGGAACCCTTCCGAACTCGCGGCCTGGATTGAAGGATCATGGGACATAATCGCGGGTGGGATGTTCGACGACCTTTGGGCGACTCACCACCATGTCGTGCCCTCGGTCCCGCTGGAGTCGATACCGAGGCGGTGGAAGCTGGACCGGGCCTTTGACTGGGGCTCCTCCAAGCCATTCTCGGTCTGCTGGTTCGCGGAGTCGAACGGGGAGCCCTTCGAGTACGGCGGCAAGACATACGGCCGCGTGCGGGGCGACACGTACATGATCCAGGAGTGGTATGGCTGGAACGGAACCCGAAACGAAGGCGTGAGGATGCTCGCCTCTGATATCGCCATTGGGATTCGGGACCGGGAGGAGGATTGGGGCATCACCGGCCGTGTTAAGGCGGGCCCGGCGGACTCCTCCATCTTTGACGAACAGAATGGCTCCAACATCGCCCGTGATATGGAGGGCAAAGGCTGCCGCTGGCTGGCGGCCGATAAGGGCCCGGGAAGCCGGAAGCAAGGCTGGGAGCAGATACGCAAGATGTTGAAGGGCGCCCTCCCTCGGGGCGGGTCACTCCGCGAGGAGCCGGGCTTGTTCGTATTCGATCAGTGCCTCCAGGCTCTGGAGACGCTACCGACGTTGCCCCGGGACGACAAGGACCTGGACGACGTCAACACCGAGTCCGAGGACCACATTGGTGACGCCGTTCGCTACCGAGTCCGCAAGAAAGTCCGTGCGGTCAAGTCTCGTGATATGTAGGGCTTGCCCTGAAGGGTAAAGTCCGGGAGAATACGCACCATGAAACTTCCAGAAGTCATCAAGGGCGTCCTCGCTCGGAATGTCCGCCTGTTTAGCTTTGACGAAAGGCTGAACGCGGAGATACCGGCCGAGGTAGACTTGACCGACCGGGGCTTGGTCATGGTGGACGCTATCCATCACCTGACGCACAAGGGTATCGTGTATGACCTCTCGGCCTATGCGGCCGCCGTGGCGGATGGCGCGAGCCTGGACTTGACGCTCGCGGTGGATAACAACAAGACCGTCCACCTCCTCCCGCACGGCGCGGCGGAGTCGAAGGCGATGTCCTACCTGTACGAGGCTCCAACGGTCACCGTGGCGGGCACTCCGGTCACGGCGGCGAACCGCAACCGGCGGGACTTCGCGCCCGCTCACACCACTTCCATCGAACTCGCGCCCACCGTCTCGGACCCGGGCACGCTTCTTCACCAACAGGCGATGTTCGCGGCGACCGGTGCCGGCAACAAACTCGGGGCCCCATCCACTGGCGGGACCTCGGAGTGGGTACTGAAGGAGGGTGAGACATACTTGTTCCGCATGACTAACCTCGCGGGCCAAGCGGCCGATGCCTGGCTCAACTTGGTATTTTACGAGGCTGACCAGTGACTTTACGAACACACAAGGTAAACGAACATGAGTGACGACAAAGACAAGGCGAGCCCGGCCACAACGTCCTACGCGTATGACCGCATGGCGCCCTCTTGGGCGGTGGTCGATACGCTCTTGGGCGGAACCGAATCCATGCGCGCAGCCGGGGAGAACTACACGCCTCGTCACTCCGAGGAGACTGACGAGGGCTACCGTGCGCGCCTCCAGTCGGCGGTGCTCTTGAACATGGTGGAGCAGACGCTGGACACGCTATCCGGGAAGCCGTTTTCAGAGCCCATGAAGCCCTCGGAGGACGTACCGGCGCTGGTAACGGACACGATTCTCGACGACGTGGACCTCCAAGGGAACAACATTGACGTATTCGCCCACCAGCTATTCCGTCAGGGCATGGCCAAGGCCCTCGTCCATGTCCTAGTGGATATGCCGAGGCCGGAGCCCGTCGCGGCCGTGGAAGGGGCGGCGCCCGCCCCGCGTACCCTCGCCGACGACCGCGAGCAAGGCGTGCGCCCGTATTGGGTCATGATCAAGCCGGAGGCGCTCCTTTACGCCCGCGCAAGTATCATCAACGGCACGGAGGTCCTCCAACACGTCCGCATCTTGGAGATATTCTACGAGGAGGACGGCTTTGCGGAGGTGGAGAAGGTCCGCATCCGGGTGTTGGAGCCGGGCTTGGTGAAGATATACGCCCCGGTGGAGAAGAAAACATCAGGCCAGAAGGAGGAGTGGAGCCTGGAGGATGAGTGGGCCACCGGCCTCGACTATATCCCAATGGTTACATACTACGCCGACCGGACCAACTTCATGGAGGGCAAGCCGCCGCTCCTCGACCTCGCGTGGCTCAACGTCGCCCATTGGCAATCGACCTCGGACCAACGCAACATCCTCAAGGTGGCCCGCTTCCCGATTCTGGCGTGCGAGGAGGCCAACTCCGAGGATTCGGAGACGATAGTGATTGGGCCCAACAAGGTCCTATTCGGCCCGGGCAAGTTCAAGTACGTCGAACACACGGGCAGCGCCATCGAGGCCGGGCGCAAGGACCTGGAGGACCTCGAACGGGTGATGTCCGGGTACGGCGCCGAATTCCTGAAGAAGCGGCCGGGAGGCGGGACGGCTACCGCCCGGGCCCTCGACTCCGCCGAAGCCTCCAGCGACCTATCCGCGATGAGCGTGGTATTCGAGGACACCATGGCCCAGATTCTCGCCTTCACCTCCGATGCGTTGAACCTCGGGACGGACGGCGGCGAGGTGGAGGTCGTCAAGGATTACCAAATTGAGGAACTCGACCCGCAAGCCCTCGAATTCATCAAGTACATGCGCGAGAAGAACGACCTGAGCCGCAAGGCGGTCATCGCCGTCGCCATCACCCACGGCTTCCTCCCGGAGGACTTTGACGAGGAGGAGGACTGGGAGCAAGTTGTTAAAGAAGTCACGCAAAGGTCCGAACTCCTCGGTGAGGCGTTTGGCGACCTTGACCCCGGAGCCGAGGAGGAGGAGGAGGAGGATGGTGGGAAGAAGGAGGACTTGGATGATGACGAGAAGAAGCCGGGAAGCGGAAGCGGTGAGGGCTGAGTATGGCCGAACGCAAGCCGCCCCGGCCCCAAAACGTAACAGCCAACGACGAGTACCTGGACGCCTCGCTCCGCCACGCGGTGGGTCTGCGTAGGTACGGCGCCGGAGTAACCAAGCGCGTTCGCACCCTACTGGAGAAGGCAGACCTGGAGATGGCTGGGCGCCTCCGCTCCCGCCTCGCTCGATTCAAGGGCAAGCCGGTAGACTTCACATCCAAGCGATGGAAGTTGTTGCTGAAGGACATCCGGGAGGCTCGCGCCGCCACCCTCCTCGAATACAAGAAGCTGACCCGGGCGGAACTCCGGGCCCTCGCCCCGCTGGAGGCTGCGAAGGAAGCCGCCATCCTCGATTCGGCGATACCGATTGAGGTATCATTCGCCACGGTAGCGGCCGACCAACTCAGCGCCATAGCGACCTCGAAGCCGTTTCAAGGCCGCCACCTCCGGGAGTGGTTCGCTACGCTCGCGGCGGGCGACCAGCGCCGCCTCCAACAAGCCATCCAACTCGGTATGACCCAAGGAGACTCGATTGACACAATTACACGCAGAGTGGTGGGAACTCGACGCAACGGGTATACCGACGGAATTCTGGCCACCACCCGGCGAGACGCCCAGGCGGTTGTCCGCACCGCAGTCAATCACGTATCGAACGCGGCCCGGGGACTCGTGTGGGACGCCAACAGCGATATTATCAGCGCCAAGATATGGACCGCCACGCTCGATGGGCGCACGAGCCACATATGCCAAGCGCGGGACGGGA